TGTTTATAACAGTATCGCCAGTTCCAAGTTGAGACCATTCATTTGCTCCTGTTAAGATATAATTATTACTAACAAAATCAGAATCATGAGTAAGAGGAGCGCAGCCATTGAAAATATTATTATAAACACGTTTGTTGGTTTTCATAACTGCGGACGAATAATATATCGAAGGGCAGTTTAAAAAATAATTATTGTATAAATAAATAGGAGCGCTGGCTTGCTGCGTCGATACTGGATAAAAATAAAGGCCCCTGCTTGATGACCCCGTACCAATAACAAAAAGATTATGAAACTTTGATCCATCCATTCTTGCAGGAGAGCCAACATTATTATAAATCAATTTTTGAGTTCCAGATGTTGCATACATTAAAAAACCGCCATACGCCTCAACCGAATCGCCAGTAACAGAAATACAAGTTCCCGCTGTTGAAATAAGCGTATCACTATTTAAATTTATGCTCATTCCGCGCTTTAACGTCACATTTGTGCCGGTAGTGGAATATCTATGATGTAATCCAGCACTACCGATTTTATTCCAAATGGTATCCCCAGGCTTTCCTGCTTGTCCTGCAAATGATGCTGCGGAATCAGTCAAATACATGCAAGTGTCACATACCGTTCGCTTGATATTTACCGCCCCCGCCCCGCCCGCCAGGGTGAGGATCACCGCCAATAGTAGTATGATGCGTGTCATGGTTTCCCCTTTTCTTCCAGGTCTTGATAAATTCTCAACCGTGTTTCGTCATCGCTCAGTTTATATTTTTGTGATTGGTCAACGTGCTGAACTTGCGCCTTGTCGCGCCAGTGGTACTTGTGATGGTGCCACGCCATGCCGCCCGTCGCCAACGCCAGGATCGCCGCGAGAATCAGAATTAGAGATTTCATATTAACCCTTATGTTGGTTTAAATTGAAAATTCCTAAATGCCCACAAATTCGATTTGTCAATTTCACAATCTTTCCGCTCGGCATAACTGTTGACAAAGTTACGAGCCGGCGACCATTCAAATTCCTGTGATATTAACGACCCCAAATACGGTTCTGCCACCGCGAGTACGAAGTCCGTATCTAAGTCCTCTGGCCGAACTACTCCGCTGCCGGGGTTTTCCAACATCCAACAAATTCCTGCGACTAACCCGATGGCTACCTGAATGGTCGTTGCGTTTTGCAGGGGGCATAGTATTCGAGCGTCCTCTATGTTTAAGGAAGTTCCACACCACCATACGTGTTCATCGTCGTAACCGCCAAGCATCACCCCCAGCGTGTCAGATCCTTTGGAAATATCATTGTCGTAAAGGATACGCTGGTGGAAAGGCTTCCTCTCATTCTCATTACAATAGTTATAGGAAGCAAACTCCCGCAGTGAAGCTACCGTCGAATCGCACGGCAAATAGCAATAGTAAACTGTGGGGCGATAACTGCCGTCCTTTGTCGTCAGAAACTTGGATATGGTATAAGCCTCTCCGTGACGGATAAGCGTACCCAGTATTTCATAGCCATCGACTTTCCGAATACCTTCCGCTGCGGAGATTTTGGGGTCTGAAGGTACAAAGCCGCGTACCAAAGTATGCATTCCCATTTGAGAAAGGAAGATTTGATTCTTCGGGCCTTTGTCTGGCACGTTACTGAAATCTGGCAGTTTGTCTTCATGTGTGCCCCACCCTAATTCTGCTGGCGATGTTGCTTCTTCCACAAGGCCAAGTACGGACCAAGTCCCAACAAATTCATCAACTTCCTTAGGACGTATGGAAAGTTGGGTGTCTCGTTCCGTATCCAAAACAACTTTAACACCAATTTTTTTAGCGAGTGTCGCATAGTCGCCTTTCTCTATTGGTTTTGTGCTGACTTTTCGGCTTTTCGCTAAATCAACCAAGCCACATTTCATGAAATGGGAGATGAGACCGGGGTTTGCACCCATGTCCAACACTGCGGTGGTTCCTTTATTGTTGGGCCAAGATTTTATTTTGTCGTCAACTTCCGTATTTCTTGCATACAAAGATTTGTCGTACGGAGACCTTGTATCGAAGCCCTCTTGATACATCCACTCTTCCACCGATGTATTGATGTACATTACTTTATTGTCACGGCACCACTGCAACAACACTGTGCAAGCAATATCATAGCACACATCAATAAGCAAATCCCCTGGCTTTAACGCTGCGGTAAGAACCTGCTCCAAATTCTCTTTCACTATTTGCAATTGGATAAACGTGACGCCTTTGTCAGTCCAGTTTTTGATTACTTCGGATTTATCCAGCATATCATAAACAGTAATCTTGTGCAAATCCAAAGCAAGATGCCTAATAAGAATAGGCAGAGTACATCCAGCAACACCACCGTAGCCGAAAAACACCACGTTCCCTGCAAAAGGATAAACCTTTGCAGCCACTGGGGGTAGGAGGGCTGGGTCTTGCGGTTCAGTCTCGCCCGGAGCGCCCTTGTCAACAAGGACAACGTCTTCGGTTGACAAGTTTGGCAATTCAGGGTCTTTCAAAGTGACAAACTCATCAGCGCCATTTTCAGCAAGTGCATGCACAAGGGCGGAGAGTTGAGTTTTGCTCTCAGGGTCGAGACCGGCAATGTGTTCTTTCAGGTTCATATTATTCTACGACCTCTTCGAATCCTTTTGGCAACGTGTGATCTTTCCAGTCGACATCTTCCCAATCACCGTCTTTCCCGGCAAGTGCTTTTTGCTCATCCTCTTCAAGATCATCAAAAGCGTCCGAGCCTGCCTCATCATCATACTCTCCGGTTTCGCCCTTGTACCACGGATCGAGAAGGCACATACAGTGTGGATGGAATGGGAACTCGGGCAATTCATCCTTTGGAAAGATACCAGGCCCCATACCATACATATCAGTCTCAACGAAAAAGTCGCAAATGCAGTAACCCTCATGAATCGCGCTAAGGGACACCCGAACTCCAACAGCATCATTGTCATTTTGGATGGCATACATTGCCCCATTTGCATAGGAACGCGCAACTTCAGTTCTTGCTAATCGTACAGCGTTGGCCCTTGCAGTTTGCATGACGGCACGCTCAACCGTCGCACCCACAACCTCATCAGAAGCGTCCACCGATAATGACGCAATGTCACGATAAGACTGTGCAAGCTTTGAAGTGTCTGAATCCGCCAGACCATCAATGCGACGCTTAACAGCCGATACTGATCGCCGATACTTAGCATATGCTTCCCTGTCTTCCGTGAGATTGGCAGCCTGTCTTCCTTTCTCCAGCAAATCGTTGATGTACTTTGGGAGCGAACCCTTGACCGCACCCTGTTCTACAAGGTTGTCGGCCAAGGCGCTCCATTTGTCGGCAACCTGAACGGACTGCCGGATATCGGAAATAATATTTTGTGCTTTTGCCACATCGTAAATTTTATCGGACATTTTAACGCCGTCAACTGTCTCACTATTGAGAAAGTTTTTACGGAAGCCGATCGGACTACTGAGATCGACACTTACTTTAGTAGCGCCCTCCACAGCGTCAAGCATAAACGATTGCAACTCTTCGGGAACATCATACTCTTTCCAAACACCCATTACGATGTCGTGAACGTCGTTCGGCGAAGCGTCTTGAAGTTCGTCTTGAAGTTTGTTGACTACCTGACGACCAAGCCGCGTGAACTTGGCGGTGACTTCGTCGGCGAACTTGGTAGCTTTATTTGCCACTTGCCTTTTCCTGTTCATCAACGGTTTTGCCCATATACTCTTTGGCGTGATCGTAACTCTCTTTTGCGCGACCGCCATGCCCGGTCCCATCCAACGCACTGTTGTGCGCACGAATCATCTGAATGTGATGAGAGGCCATCTGCTCATGATGTGATGCGGTCTTACGTTCACCATCAACGGTGTTTTGTGCCACAGCTTGATCGTGCGAGTCGATAGCGTTCTTGTGCGCCATGATTGCAGTCTTGTGATCCTTTTCCTGATTCGAGCCAAAGGCTTTATCGCTTGCCTTCATGGCAGACGCCGTAGCTTCATAAGCCTGTTTTGACTTTTCGTTTTTCATGGATTATGCTGCTTTCTTTTTAAATTTACTTACGACATTCTGAATTAGCTTTGTGAAGTCGTCCTCGGCCCCTGCCCCAGTACCGGCAGCGCCAGCGCCCTTGTCCGCTGCGGGTGGAGGCAGTGGTTTGCCGTCAGGCCCGAGAGTCGTTTCACTTCTGCCTAATGACTCTTGCATCGCGGTCTTGTCTTTAATAGACTGAGCGTGGGCTTTTTCCAAATCGGCAACAAGTTTCAACGCCTTGTCTGGATCATCATCGAAAAACACCCGCGCGATTTCCTGCCACAACGCATTGGCAAGAGGCTCAGGCGGCATCTCCTTGAGCAAGTCTTGCGCCTGTGTCAACCTCTGATTCGAATATGCTTCTACAAACTCCGCAGGGTAATCCACGCTGAAATCAAACGTAGTATGTGTATAATCCTGAAAGGTCTTGACACACCACTCTTCCACTCGCTTTGCCACTGTGGCTGTTTTCTGCAACAGTGAATTGGAGCCTCTGAAGTCCCACTCCTTGGAGACGCCTGAAATCATCGCATGGGCCTTTGTGCCAGAGACGCCCATTTGGTTAGCCGCTCTATATACCTTATCTTCAAGCCTGTCAGCGCCCTTCAACAAAACTTCGAGACACTGAGTAGGAGGACTGATGAAGGACGGTGCGTGTTGGGCGTCGTTAGGAACTTCTATTGCGTTCGCCGCTGACAGTGCAAGTTGTGAACCTTCCATTGGCGGCAACGTAAGAATAGGAAAGCAATACACGTTGAGCAGCATTATCCAGGATTCCATGTTGTACATCACAAAAGCCATGTTTGCCAAATCCGCCATGATGGGCGTTGGGAAGTTCGTAAGATTACTGCTTTTTGCAAAGTCAATCACAGGCAAAATGGGCATATACGTGAGCCCGTGCAACTGAGACTCAACCTTGATTTCTTTGAACTCGTTGTACTTTTCCTTGTCTCTTACTTCATAGTAAAGAGTCCACTGTTCATTATCCCACCGCCGATAGTATTGCCTGAAAATGAATTGGCCTTCATGTTCCGGGTCAGGAATCTTTTCCAACTTATCAATGAAAGTAATCCACTCCAGTTTGCCCCACTTGTTGCACTTCCACTTGTATACTTCATGCGGCATTTTCTCATACACGTAAGGAAACTTGCGTTCATCGACGGCCTGTTGCACTGTGGTAACTTTGTCGGCGTCCGCGTAATTGTCCATCACTAAAAATGTGACGCCCAACATCCGCGCATGTGCAAGCACCGTCTGAAGGATGTCCTGCATCTTTGTGCCAGTGTTGTCGGAGTTCTCAATAAACTTGTTGAACATCAAGTCTTGGCATTCGCGGGCAACTTCCTTTTCGAAAACAGGATCGACCATTGCGTCTACGACAGACCTGAAAACGGTTACGCTGCGGAGGGAGTACTTCTGGCGTTCCTGATACCATTCTTCCCGTGGAAAGAAAATGAGAAAGGAATTGTCGCGGTATCCGTGTGACGCCTCATACGTGTAGAGGACTTGGGCATACGGATTGAGATTATGGATATCAACGTAGGTACGGTCGTCGCCCTTTTGCGGGAAGCGGCCTGAAGAGCGATACGGTGCACCATCAGCTTGCCAGATCACCGTACTGGAGTTTTGGCGTGACCCATACGGAGGGCTTTGCGCCATTTGCTGTCCGCCGGGCGCGCGAGCGTCTGAGAGCGGATAGCCTGAAGTGCCAGAAGGATACCCTGGTGTGGAACCAGGAACCATCAAAGTGTCAGCCATGGGTTATCCTTTATTCTACGATAGCTTTTGCAAAATGAAAAACTGCCTTGACCGTGAAGTATACACCAATAAAATCAACATATACTTTTGTTGATGAATTGCTCTTGCTAACTTCAATCCAACTCCACGTAGCCACACCAGTGCACAGAGTGCCTTTGATAATATCAGGCACCTTATCTTCGGCCTTTGCATAAAATGACATAAACAAAACAACCAACGCAACACACAATGCTTTTTTCATATATGAACTCCTTTACTGTTGGTGACCCATATGCCGCATACGCCCCGTACCTCTGATATAAAACCACCGCAGGGCTTGTGAAATACTGTCTACGATATCGTTATGCTTTCCATTAGGAAAAAACTTTAACTCTGTCTCAATGTCCTTTACCCAATATGCGTTTGCCGGGAAGTACACGTTGCCAGACTCGAACACGAACGACACCGCATAGGCTCTCGACTCTTTCGACTCTGTGGGCGATACAGGCACAAGCCCAGGAATTTCATGCTTCAGTGTTGATATAACAGCCGTCCCATTGGCCTTGTCTTCAATTAACTTTTCCTGACAATATGGAAAGCGTTCACAAACGATCTTGACCTGTTTGATAGTCTCTACGAAGTCCATCTTGGCGCGCGACATAGCCAAGAGGAATGAGTCTGCCCCAATCTTACCCCACACAGTGCCTACGACATAACTGGAATCCTTTGTGTCTTTGAAAGAGCAATCCCAAGACTGGATAATTCGATCAAACCGAACGGGCATTCGGTCATAGTAACGGAACCAGCTTTGTTTGAACAGACCGCCTTCGGTTGGAGCAGGACGCTGTTGGCACAAAGCATTGAACACTCTTTCGCTGTCGCGTTTTGTGACTTCGGCTTTCGCTGCGGAATGTTTTTCGGGCCATAGAGCCTCTCCCACTTGCCGAGGGTCTTCAGGTACTCCACCGTCTTCCTTTATGTAGGGGAGTGTGACAACTTCCCAATCGGTTTCATTGTTAAGGATTCGTCCTGCGAGATCATCTTCATGCCACCGTGTCATGGTGAGCATCGTGTGTGTGTCGTTGTGGCAGCGCATTCGGTACACACCATTGTACCAATCCCAACACGAATTTCTGACGGTCTCGGACCCGGCCTCCATCATGTCTTTTACTGGGTCGTCAATGCCGCCGATATCAACAGGGAAGCCTGACAGAGAGCCGCCGATACCAACGCTCCGAAAACTGCCCCGATGACCCACAACCTCAAACATTTCAGAGTTTCTGAGATAAGCCTGTCGCCTATCGGTAACGACGTTTGATCGTCCAAGGCAAGTGTCAGGAAATAGTTTAGCATAGTCGTTTGTGTCAATGATGCGTTGAACATCTCTGTTAATGTTACCGGCTAAAGCAGACGCATATGTACAGCACACTATCCGTGTATTGGGTAACTTACCTAAAGCCAATGCCGGAAAGCGCCGCGACACCAACTCTGTTTTGCCGTGCTGAGTCGGCAAGAAAAACATCAAATTCTTATACAGACCACTGAGCATCCCGTCAATTTTATCGCAAATCATTTCGTGAAACCACTTAACCACGTACCGAGGATTCGTGTAGAGAGTGAAATCCAAAAGGAACTCACGCGCCATGTCCTCTTCAACGAACTCTAGGTCGTTAGCGAGTTCCTCATCTTCTTCGGTAAGTTCTTGGGTTTCAATCATCCATGCAACCTTAAATTAGAAAAGGGACCGCCATCAGTCTGGTTGCAACATTCCGCTTCACCCCGACGAGTCGAAGTTTTACGGACAGACCGGCTTTCACAGGCCGCGTCCCTCTTATTCAAAGTGAAAAGTCTGCCTCTGAAATAGGCATTTGCGTTTCGTTAAAACCGCCTTGCTCAACGCAAGCATCGGTCAACGCCATTTCATAGTCAACATCAATGTTGATTTTCTCTTTTGCTTCCCGCAGTTTAAAGATAGGCTTGTTGTCTACGATTTCGACACAAGCCATACACGGGAACACTGTGGGTAGTGTTTGAGATTTGTGGCACGTTGAGCAGTTACTCACTTGTGGTCTCCTGTGGTTTCCGGCCTTACCTTGGCCGCTTGAACTGCCTGTCTGATTAACTTCTTAGTATCGTATGTGAGTTTGCTGGGGTCTACACGGCGCTGCGGTGTGAGGTTATTGAAGTTGATGGTAGTGGAATCGCCCTCTTGTTTTTTATTGACAAAATCAATATTCAACAGACTGTTAGCAGCAGAGGCCAACAGCATATTGATCCAGATAGTATCATCAAGAGTGAGAGGATGGTCGGGGTCTTCGAGTTCTGGGATAGCATCATATATAGGGCGGGCAATTGCTTCAGGGGCTTTTACTTTTCCGAAGTGGATTAAAGCACTTGCGATCGACATGGAG